CAATTGAATTGTTTAGAGACTCTCGCCGCCCTAAGTATGTCTTCATGGTGATAACTTACCGTCCACGCTACGGGAATTCCAGTCTCTTTAGGAAATAACACAAAGCTCTCTCGGTTACACATTTATTCTCTCCTCTGTAATAGACTCTACCTTACGCGCAAGACGAAGTTTCTTCTTTACATCTTGATAAATCAAAATAGCAGCGCGTTCTCCAAATTTCTCTGTAAGCCATTCTAACGCATCTTTAGCAAATTTTCCTCCATCTCCGTGATTACAGACATAGCAACACGGAACCATATTTCCCGGTTCTGTTTTTCCACCCATTTTTATAGGAATAAAGTGGTCAAATTCCAGTGTAAGAAAATCAAGTTGAAATCCGCAATAGGCACATTGATGATCGAATAAATCATAGGCAAAATGCTCGTCTTTTTTCAACCAAGAAACATAGGCATCCTCTTTTTCGGCTTTCTTCCTGCGCCATAGGCGACGTTGGCTTTCTCGCCCACTTGGAGTTTTTTTATATTCTCTAATCTTCTTACGATGTTCTTCTGCGGAATTATAAATTTTCACGGTTTTTTTAATATGTTCAATACATATTCCACCCACGCCGTCATAGCGTGTTGAACATTTATAAAATCCGTTTAGGGAAACCCAATGTTTTCCAGATGGACACCATTTACATTCTATCCCATCTATAAATTTATGTTCAATGCCAACAAATTTGGGTTTCCAGTTAGGGCCACGTTTCTTTTCAAGATACTTATAGTGCTTTTCCATTGAATGTACTTTGCATTGTCGTTGTACATTATCATAATTGGTTTTGCAATGAAAAAAGTTTTCAATGGGTTCCCAATGTCCAAAATAGCACCACTTGTATTCAATACCGTTCTCAAGTTTATGAGGCTTTGTACCACATTGAGGAATGAATGGTTTTATTTCATTGGCATAACGATACTTCATTATTGTAGGACGGGAAATATTCCACTTCTTGCAATATTCCTGATCGCCTATTTTATATAAGTCGTCAATCATTTCTTGAGTGAATATTCTTTTTTCTGGCATATCCCCATTATAACTGTAAAGGCGTGTGCTAGTAGATTGCACACGCCTTTCTAATCAAATTCTAATCTTTAATTCGTCATCCCAAAATCGTGCATCCAGAATACGTCCGTCCATTGAACACAGACCGATATGCGCTCATTGCGCACATCTGTTTAATTACGAGGGCCGTCTTTGCCCAAATTTCAAAACTCACACTGGTGCACCCCGGAACCAAATCCACGAGGCTCAACGGTATCTGTGTCGCCCGATACACCAGCGGCATACCGTTATGCTGCATCCGAAGAGCGTACAGGGTTGAGGCGAAGGCTCCGTTACCCATATCGGTTCGGGTAAAGTTCACGTCCGAAACGACGGTCAGGCGACCGATGGAGGTGTTGACGAACCCGGCGAAGTTGAAACCGGGGATGATTCGGTTGCCACCATCACCACTCTGGGTGACATTGGTGATAATCTGCGAACCCTGGAAGCCGAGTTGGAAGTAAGCCGCCAGCATCTCTTGAATGGCCTGCGGATGCCCAAAAACGTGGGTGGGTTTGGCACAAGTCTCGCTCAGGAACCGGTCGAAGCCAATAGCGGAGAAGGAACCGGAGACGGTCATACCGGACACACTTGATCCGGTGTTGGTATGCGCGCCGTTGGCGGGAACTACCAGGGCTTCCATACCGTCGAATTCCAGAGGACGCGAGGTGGCATTTCCACCGGCCAACAGTCTGTCCCAGGCGTTCATAACGAGGGCCATACTTAGGCGGATTTCCTTGACTTTCAAGGATGCGATCTCGGCACGGGTGAAGGTCGTCGCATCAGAGGCTCCGGGAAGTCCTTCGCCGGCGGCGTAACCGCCCATGAGAGCGTTAATACCCCAGCCAGCCGCGATGGAGGCCATCGAGTGCAGGATGTCGGAGATGGTTAAGCTCTTTTTCGCGCCGATGTTCTTTAATACGACGGTGGTATTTGATCCTTCGTGGGCGTACTCTTCCGGGCACGTACCGTCTGCAAAGGCGATGTAGTTGGAACCGCTTGCGAAAGCTAAAGCGGTCATTTCACGCCAATGCTCTTCTTTCAGGGAAGTGCGGATTTCGGGGATGTTCTGGAAGAGACTAATATCCTCGCACATATCCAGAATTTCGGTGTGATCGAGGGGGGTTGGGAACTGCGCGGCGAAGTCGCCAGGAGTAACTACGTTCACGGCGATGGGATCGGTAGCGCGCTCAACAACTGCGGAAACCGTAGTAGGTTGTCCGGTGGTAACATCTAAGCCAATGTCAGGCATGGCAAAATCTCCTTTAAGTGAATAGGTTATGCCGACGCTTGCTTGACCGGACGACGCTTTCGCTTGACCGTCCGACGCTCGCTTATACCGGGGATTACTTGGTTCGGATCATGGACGGGTCAACACCCGCCCCTTTTGCAACCAGGTTCACAAGACTGGATTTAACCTGAGGTTGAACCTGTGCTTTCTGAACCAGATTACGCACTTCCAATGGACTCATGGAACGAGGCTTCGGAATGACAGTAACCGGAGTTGTTCCACGCGGTTGTGCAATTTGTGAACGCATAACCGCGAGATCGTTCTGCGTCTGGTCGTATTTCTGCATCAGTAAATCCATCTTCTGAGACAGTGCAGAAATGGCGTCCAGGGGGTCAACAGGTTTGACGGGAGCAACTTCGGACTTGATGACACTGCCGAGAGCATCGAGAGCAGGCTGGATGGAGGTCAATTTCTCTTCATCCGTCCCGGCCATTGACTTGGCAGAGATAACGGCGGAGACAAGTTTTTCAATTGGCTCTGCCAATGCCAGCGACTTCATGGCAACGAAGCTCTTCAACTGGTCGGTGACTTTATGGGCGGCGTCTTTGCCTCCAAGTTCGGGCCTGTCATAGACGGTATCCAAGAGTCCGTTCAACTGCTCGAACATGGCGTTCAAAGACTCAAGGGCTGATCCACGCTGCCACAACTTCGGATTCAATTCCAGCGGAGGGAATCCGCTATGAGTGGCGGAAACGTCATCGTCACGAACCTGCGGAGCAATATCCAACACGGTCGATTTTTCAGTCACTTCTTCACTTCCTTTCTTGGCTTCAACACCTGCGGATTTTTCTCCGCGTTCGATACGTTTACCGACTACACCCTTGCCACGATAACTGCCTTTTTCTTGTCCAAAGCGGGAGGCGGCGTTGGCGGCATGAGCTTTATCGGGCATGGGATAACGATAATTTACGGGATCGCCCCATTTGCTATCGGGGACGCTCGACCACTTACCGGGCTTGGTGACATGACCTTGACCGAGAATGGCAATACCATACTTGGCTGCACGGGCCTTCTGTGCGGCTCTTCCTTTTTCCAGGTCAGCTTTTTCCTCGATAGGAACTTCGGGATAATCCTGAATTTCCTTGGCCTCGATAAATCCTTCGGGTTGATCGGGAGATTCCGATACGTCTAGGACTTCTTCATCGGTGTCTGAGAATTCGACCAGAGTTTCTGACCGGCCTACCAAAAGAGCTTTCTTTTCAAGCTCTTCGGCAAGGTCGGGGTCGATGATAGAGGCCGCATCCTGCTTGCGTGTGATCTTTGCCATAGATTTTTCTACCTCCACATTCGCGCGTTTGTTTACGGGGACGCGCGTAAGGGCAAAATGAACCAAATACCCATCTAAATACTTCTTATCTCCGACTCCGTCCTCGCATTGAGGGCATTTATCGGTCAAAGACTGGTGCTTGAACACGGGGCCGTCCCCATGTTGATGAGCAAGGTCTAAAAAGGCGATGGAAACCCTAATTTTATGATCTTCGGGGGTATTTTCATCTTCTGTAAGGGCTTTATAGCAACTTTGTCCTAATTTAGTGTCAAAAAACTTGCCTTTTGCCTTCAAACACTCGCCATCGGTGTAAATGGCATCTGGAAGTCCTGGTACTCCGGCTCCATTCAGGTCTGGATAGTGACTTACCGACACATATGGCATCCCACCCTGCCAGAAGTCACTTGTAATCCGGCTTCGGAAGGCTTCGGGAACGGGAACCTTGTTCTCGATCTTGCTAATAAATGACTTATAGAGAGGTAAGGTCATCCTCTCGTCATATAAATCCTTCTTAGTATCACTCGCGAGCATCTTCCAGCGCATTGAAGAGCCGGGGCTGATAGCCATAGAGAACTCGACAAGTGCATTTTCTTTCATCCACTTGCCGTCTACCTGCTTGAAGCCCGCATTTTTCAAGGCTCCCCACGCTTTCTTGGCGGCGGTTTCATTGTCGTCGCCTGAATGCTTGGCTTCATCGTGGACTTTTTCCCACAATTTGAAACCTGGAGAACCTGCTGGAAGTGTACTAAAAGGCATATTATTGTCCTATTACCAACGATCCGAACATTTCCTGAAAACCGATACTAAAAAGATGAACCACGAGGCTTACCATTGCTCCTGTTGCCAGTTCACTTATTATCGGACAGTAGAATACTGACCTGAACAAGGCAACATGAAAAACTGAGGCGATAAAGAAGTAAACCCATACACCTAAGCAGAAATTACATAAAAAAAGCTGATTCAGAAAGGGCATTTTTATCTTCTGAACCAGCGGAAACTTCTGGATTGTGTAGATACAGACCTTACCGGTCAGCATCAGTAAAACTAACTGCACATCACTCATGCTTTGGGCTTGCGCGTCCGAGACACTGGAGCTTTTTCAGGAACAAGGACATACAGAACCTTGAACGTGCCAGCCGCTTTTTCCTGCTCTGTCGTTTGGCCCAGGTAGACCGTGTTGTAAAGTACCCAACCCTCGGGAGCCACGAACTCTTCACTACCCGGATTACCAAGCGTGCGAATCATGTTATGAATTTTCATTTTCTATCTCCTTATCAAGTATCTTCTCTAGTATTTGTTGTCCAGCGGTTTCGGCAGCTTCCATGAGTTTTGGATAAGTATCTAGGAACTTAGTAACAACTCTGCCTACTATCGCTTTCTTTATATTATTATCACTTTTTTCTGGTATGGGGTCAATGGTGAGTTCATCGAACAAGTCTGAGAAAATAGTGGTAGCCATGATGGAACGCGCTATCTCAGTCGCCTCAGTAGAGGCCTGTTCCATGCAATTGTTTACATCGACTGCGCGGATCTTTGATTCTGCAATTTCAAAGTCAATGTCTGGATTTATAAGATAAGCCTTTTCGCGTAACGCGTCTACTATTTTCGGCGCATCTTCCGTATCGAATCGGACTTCGCCAAGACCGTAGTGTTTAATGGCTCCTTGAATATTCCTGCGTCTTTTTTCAACATCCTCGATCATACGCGCTTCGGGGTCACGCCACCACAAAGCATCTTGAATGTGTTTCTTCCACTCTTCCAACTGTGTCGGAGTCATGTGCTGGATGGAGGTAATAAAGTCTCGGATAGGTTCGTAGGCTTGTTTGACGGTCTTATCAGCTTGTTTCTTGAGATTGATAATCCCATCTGTCGCATCTGCAAAAGAAGCCTGCACGGAACTTGTCTCGCCGCGGCCTCCGTTATCTGCTGAGACCTTTTCCCCGATAAGGCCGGGACGAGTAGTATTTCCGCTTTCAGGCCAGTTTACTTTTTTGTCGTCCAGAGTTTCAGGAACCGAAACAGTAACCAGGCCATCCACAAGTCCCTGCGCTCTGAGTTCTTGCGGCGAGTAGACATGGTTACGAATAAAGATTTCGTTTGCCTGTGCATTTGCAAGCCTCGCTCTACCTCTGGCTACATTCTGGTCATCGTCAAAGTCGATCCAGGTAAATTCCAAATCTTCCTGTAAGATACGGTCAAAGAAGGACTTGAACTTCTTCTTTAGAATGGCATTGATATTTTTCTTAGTTTTACGTTCATCTCGAATCGTACCAGATAGAGTCTCTCCACCGTTGGAACCACCACCCATACCTATGTCAGATGGACTCATTCCGTAACCGGCGCAAATTAGATTAGCATAACGTGAAGTTATTCGGTCAAACATTAGTTCATTCGGATTCATCTGGAATGGAATCCACTCCACCTTGGTAGTGTGTTCATAGAGTACAGGAATCTTCATTGGGTCTGTACCCGCAAACAAGTCCTGTGTTTCCTTCATCCACTCCTGGGCAGTTTCTTTTGTCGTATCACCAAGGTCTAACAGTCCTACCTGTGGAGTATTCAAAAGAAGATCGGCATAATACTTATCTCCGCGTTTCATCAACTCAAAGACGAGATATATTAATTCAGGGGGAGCCATGCCCCAACCCTCGCGCCAGATGTCCGAGCGAGGGTTCATGTACTGGCGTGAAATGGAATATGCCGGGAACGCGATGGGTTCCATTGGCATATTAGGAACACGTTGAATAACGGGAAAGTCTGCATTCAAGGATGGCATTAGGGTACCGGCATCCAGGCAGCGAATCCAGACTACTTTTCCTCCGGGATTATCATTCTCGCGTCCTATTTCTGCGGCCATTCCAAATGGAAGGTCAAGCAAGTCTTTCCCAAGCCACTCCAATCTCCCGGTGAAATCAAGACCGTCATACATAGACTCGTTATCGAGGAGACGGGTGTAGTATTTTATTTGTGATTTCAGTTCATCAGTCTGGTTTGAGTCTCGGGCTACAATCTTCCAATCTAGGGCCGTTAATTGTGAAACTGCCGTTTGGCGGCAAACCGCGGCAATGGGGACGGACATTACAAAATTTCTCCAAATTTGGCTCTCCCACCAATTCGGCCCCATCCAAGCGGGAACGACTCTGTATAGATAATTAAGCAGATTCCCGCCAGGTGCGCTACGCTGTTTGGGAAGAAGCGTCTGAATAACCAAGTCCGTGGGATTCAATTCTTTTGCGGGGTCTTTAATTCTACGTTTTGCAGCCATTGGTATGATTATAAGAGATTGGTAATAAATTATGTAAGTGTGAGTTTTTAGTGATACAATACCAGGGAAGGAGGCACATGAAAATAATCGAATATTTCAAAGTCCTCTCAAAACTAGATCGTATTATCCGCTTACTTGAATATGTTATTGAAAAGGAGTTACAAATGTCTGCTGAATTAGATGCTCTACAAGTTTCTGTCACCAATGCTGAAACCGTCGAAGCCTCTGCTGTCACCCTGATCCAGGGTATTTCTGCCCAACTTGCCACTTTGTCTGCCGAACTCGCCGCCGCCGGTCAAGATACGACCGCCATCGACAAGATGAAAAACGACTTGGACACCAGCACCCAGGCCCTCGCTGATGCAGTCACGGTCAACACACCCGCCGCTCCTGTAGTATAATAACCACGTATTCTCCTCCTTTCGGACTGGCGGTAGACCGCCAAAACTCAAACTCCTCGTCAGGCCACGGGGAGTTTCCGTATCAACTAGGACTTCGGAAACTGCCTACGCCCATCTCCCCTTCTTTCTTCTTCACATCGAATTTCTGACCAAGATGGGCAAAATGAAGTGACGTAAATCTACGAATGGGGGCAATGGATAACCTACCTCCCGTACAACTTGTAATGCGGTCATCGTGGGATTGCTTCTCTGGAAATACATCCAATTGACCGAAAAAGCGATCCAGCCAGGGGCCACGAACCACCCACCATTTCCCCTTAGCCGCTTCTGCGAACCAGTAATTTGCTGCTTCTACTCTATCTCCATCTTTCTTTGGATCGTGCGCCCTTACAGTAAATCCAAGTGGTCTTAAGGAAGCAGTAATAGCAGCAACCTGGTTCTTTCCGCCAGAGGCCGGTTCCTGCTCGATATAAATAATAACCTGCTGTCCATCCATTAGGGCGGTATTGCGTATGTTCTCAAGAATTTGATCCCACAACCAATGTCCTCCTACCTGGTCTTCCAGACAGAAGTTTTCTTTCTTGTCATCATATGAGATAAGAGAGCCAATGGTTTCATCCGGGTCTGTGCCTACTTTCTTTTCGGAAGCAGCAAGGTCGTAATATCTAATTCTTCCTCTCCATTCGGGGGGTCTATCAAGTATGTGAGAGACTCCCGTAGTAGGGTTATGAGTAAACCAGACCCTATCTCCTAAAGAGCCTTCTTCATTGGCTGCAATGCCTTCGATTTCGCGTTGTCTAAGATAACCAGACGGAAACGAAGATACCAGAGTAGCATAAAAGATAGGATCAAGGTTATCCCTATTTTCTTCCAAAGAGACGTGGAACGATTCTATGAGTTCACGCCCCTGCATGTCTGGAAGGTCTTTCAGCAAATCGTAAACTTCCTGTGGCACTTCTTTTCTATCGAATAAAGCAGCTATCCAAGAGTCTCGTCCCGCGGGAGTAGTGGTTAGAAATCTTTGTGTCTCTGTCCCAAGGCGAACGCCAGCTA